GAAAGTGTCAAATCTAATTGCTCGTTCAATCTAGGATTTGAGGATAAGCCAAACAGATTAAATTGGCTACACTCTGACGATGGCTTTGAACCAAATGCACAAACACATATGTATGCTTGTGTTATATATCTAACACCAAATCCACCACCAAATACAGGTACGCTGTTATTAGAGGGTAAAGATGGGAGCATATATGATATGGACAGAACTATTGGTAGAGGTTATGACAAAATCTTTAAAGGCAATTACTACGATTGTAAAGTTAGTGAGTTCTACAAAGTGCATACACGAGTAGAGAATAGATACAATCGTTTAATTATGTATGATGCCCGTTTACTTCATGCTCCAACAGATGGCGGCTTTGGTAAGACCAAAGAGACCGCAAGATTAACTCAACTTGGATTTTGGTATGGAGAAAATAGACTACAAATTTAATGAAGATACTGCTCTTGAAGTAGTAAAACAATACATAGATAAAACTTATCAGCAACATTATGCAAATAATAAAATACAATCTACTGAGTTTGTATTTGATGCAGACCATGGGATAGGGTTTTGTATTGGTAATATAGTTAAATATGCTCAGCGCTACGGAAAGAAAGAGGGATTCAATCCCACAGACTTACTAAAAATTATTCACTATGCTATCATACTTTATGGGAAAGAACACACTAGAGTATTAGACGGAGAAGAATATGGCACTTAGAAGCAAAGCACATGAAAGGCTCGAGCCTGCTAATGTGAACAAAGTAATAAACTTACTAGAAGCAGACGAACCTATAACTAAAAAGGAAGCCTGTGAGATTCTGAATATAAGGTATAACACGACCAGACTTCAGAAAATCATAGATGACTACAATGAAGTTTGGGAATATAAAGAAAAACGTAAGAGCCAAAATAAAGGTAAGGGTGCTACCCGAGACGAGATAAAGTCTGTAATTGAGTATTATTTAGACGGAGATAATGTTTCGGAGATTGCTACTAGGTTGTATCGTTCTAACGCATTTGTAAAAGCTATCATAGAAAGAGTTGGCATACCACAAAAGTTGCCAAGTGGTTTCGATAGAAAGAGAGACATAATGCTACCAGACCAATGCATCGCTGATACTTTTGAGGAGGGTGAAAGAGTTTGGGCTGCGCGAGATAATGCAATAGCACTTATCAAGAGAGAGCAGACAGTCAAACATCAAGAAGATTGCCCTGGGTATATAAACCCAATAGATTATGAAAAGAAGTATGGAGCAAAAGGTTATCAGATATATGTGTTAACCCCTTGTGATACTTCACAGACTCTATTCCCTTGGATAGACGGCAGTAAAGTCGGCTACCATTCCTTTGCTCTGGCTTACGATTTAGGAAGCCTTAAGCATTTGGAGCAATATGGAGTCACAATATAGCCTACTCGTTGCAATGTGGTTAACCACATGGGTAATGATACAATGGAGAGTATTTATACCGAGTATGTTGATACTTGGAAAAATGGATAATAGCAACGCCTCTTATAGATGGTGGCCTGCTACGTGGATAATATTTGGACTAGGTAGTTTTATAACCATACCGATTATGATTCTACCAGCACTAAGCGACAGATATAGAGATATATTTGTAAAAGGCTATGTTAATAGTTTATTTAAGGTAGAATTATGAGAAGGATTATTTTAGAAGCCCTAGCGGCAAGATATAAGGGAGTCATGGAGGAGTGCAAAGCTAATATAGAAATATATTTAAGAAACCCTAGCGGAACAGCAGACCACCCTGAAGTACTCGATTCAATAGATGGTCAGATAAAGAAACTGACAAGCGCACAAGAAAGACTTGAAGCGTTGGAGCAATTTAGAAACCAATGACACATACTGTAGCAGAATGTACAAAAAAGCTAGTTGTATTACTAGACAAATTAACTGAGTTAGATGAAAGCGACCCATTGTATAGACATAAGGTAGCTGATGCTAAAATGTTAGCACAGGAGTTATCAAGTGAGCAAGAGTTCTTGGATAGAGCTGGACAATGACAAAGTCGGCATAGTTCGTAATCCTTACGAGAGGATTATCAATCTATACAAAGAAAGTTGGGATTGGGTAGGACTAGAGACTTGGTTAGAGAAAACAAAGATAGAGCCCCAATGCGAACTTTTCAAAGGCAAACAAACAGTATGCCTTGAAGATTGGCAAGTGGATTTCGATGCGTTAGATTTATCCCCTGACAAAAATAGTATGAATAAGCTATATAAAAATTATTCAGAGGACTATAGACGTTGGTATAGCCAAGACATGAAGGAATTGGTACACCACATTGTCTTACCAGACCTACAGACCTACGGGTATAGGTTCTAAAAAATAGTTCTTGACTACGCGTTCATTTCCCTATATAATATAAGAATAAATAGGAAAAGGAAAGGCATGAGCGACAGATTTTATACACAAATGCTAGAAGCCACAGGGTGGTGTCCTGGCTATAGAAGTACGCAAACCCTTTCTGAATATGAGCAAAAATTTGGAAAATTAACAAGGAGAAGAAGAGTGGCTTGGACAGACGAAGCAAAAGCTCAGGCAGTAGAGATGTATACTGCGGAAGAACCGACTCCAGAAAACAGTATGGAAGTTGTCAAAGAAATAGCTGCCGAATTAGGTGAGAGCCCAAATGGTGTCAGAATGATTTTGACAAGAGCTGGTGTCTATGTTAAGAAAACTCCTGCAACTAAATCCACTTCTAGTGGAGGTAGTACTGGCGGAGGCGGTAGAGTATCTGTCGCAGACGCTCAACAAGCAGTTTCAGACGCTATATCTGACGCTGGTATGGAAGCCGATCAGGCGATTATCAGCAAGTTGACAGGTAAAGCAGCAAACTACTTTGCAGAGATTATTAACAAACTAAACGGTTAACTACCCCGAATACCGCTGAGTGCTTAGGTACTCAGCGTATTTTTGTGCCTTTAGAAACAACCTTGCAAATTTAACCATTGGGTTCTTGGTAGAATACAATTTTAACCTAAAAGGAACTCATGAAGAAAGATGACTTTATTAGGCAAGTCGAAAAATGCGGCGATGCCATAATAACATATAGAAGTCAAAACAGTCGTAGACTAAAGTATAACGTCTGTACGCTTGACTTCGATAATAAATACATACAATCGAAACGAAATAGAGCAAAGCCTAACGCTAACCAAGTGTTATTGTTTTGCTGGGATACAGATTCTTACAGACTACTTACACCTGCAAATGTAACTTCGATAGTTCCTTTGTCAGCGATACTAAAGAATGATAGAATTACATGAAGCCCCAGCACTCTACGAAAAGTTAATACATTATAACGAAGAAAGACACGAAAAGATTTATTTGACTGTCAACACATTCCGTGATGTAGAATACTTGTCGTTGAGAAAATATTACCAAGATTTCGATGAACAATGGAAACCCAGTAAAGAGGGGGTAACTATGCCCCTAGACTTTAACAACAGTAAAGAGTTGTTTGCTGGATTAGTTGAAATTATATCCTTGGCAGAAGCCAAAGGAGTATTAGAAGAACACTTCGGAGAAATACTTAATGAAATTTACCAATGATAGACCTATACATATTTATGGCGATAGTCATACTGCAGGGTATGAATCAGACCATGATGCCATATTGGGTAGGGACTGTTATAAAGAAAAGAAAGATTTAATACTACAGTTTGGTTTACACCAAGCTATACACTTTTGGAATCAAAAGATGAGTAGAGCCACGGACATGCCTGTGTTTAATTTTGCTCATAGACAACTACCCGAATCATGGGCAAGTCTATTTCAACCCAATGCTAGGATAGTCACCTGGCCTGCTCTTAGTGCTGACTATTTACACTTACAAATAAAGATGGATTACTACAATGGTAAGTTGAAAGACTATGACCATGTGTATCTGCCTGTGTGCAGACCCACACGAACATTCAAGTTAACAAACGAAGGCAGATTTGATTTTGCCAATGAAGATTTAGATGGAAATGCTGGTGGCTTTTCAGACTGCCACTACGCTACAATATGGGCGTTAGAGACAAGTGCAGTTATGGATTTCTTAGACCAAAAGAAAATTTCATATAGCTTCATACTAAACTTCGATATGTTTGATGAAACACCATCAGATGATATCCATGTTATACATTTAGATTCTACTGTAAAGTATACTTCGTACTTTGAAGATACATATAGTAAAGTACTAGAGTTAGCTCCTTCTTGGAGTTTAGCAAACTTTGGCAACACCCTCGGCTTTTGGCACAGAGACAGGGAAGGTCATAAACAATTTGCAGCATACCTCAAAAAACACTTGACATAGCCTCAAAAATTTCGTATAATATACTTATGAATATTTTTATACTTGACGAAGATTTAGATAAGTGTGCCGAGTATCATGTCGATAAGCATATCGTCAAGATGCCACTCGAGGCAGGACAGATGCTGTGCACAGTACATTGGACACAGAAATATGCAGGATACGTACCACACAGAAAACTTACATCAGACGAATGGGCATC